AACTCGTGCCGGCGACGCGCATCGGCAACCCGAACGAGACGGCCGTCGCATCGAACAATTACTACCAAGGCATCATTACGAACGACTTCGGCCAGCCGGTCGCTTACCGCATTTTCCGACTAACGCGCGACGGCGTTTACTTCGGAGCGGAGGACATTCCGGCGAATCAGTTCTGTCACTACTTCGACCCGAATCGTGTCGATCAATACCGAGGCGTGTCGGATCTGGCGAGCGGGATTCAGACGGCGCGGATGCTGCACGAAATCTTGCAGGCCGAAAAAGCCGGTGTGCGCTTCTCGTCGCAGCAGGCGGCGCTGATCTTTAACGACCGAGGCGTGGCTAACCCGCGCAATCTGTTCCAGCCGAATCCGACGCTGGCGCTGCCGAGCGGCCAGCAGCAAAAAAATGAGCTGACCGAGGTCGGCATGATTCGATACTTTCAAAACTCGGACCGCGTCGAGGTCATGCCTTCTAGGCCGTCGCAGGCGTTCACCGGATTTGTGCAGCACTTAATGCACGAGATAAGTCTCAGCGTGGGCATACCCGAGGGAGTGTTGTTCGGGACCAGCGACTTCAAGGGACCAAGCGTGCGAGCAGAGTTTGCCGCAGCCGACCGAGTCTTCACGCGTCAGCAAGGCGTGCTGGTGGACAAGGTGCTCGACCCGATCAAAGACGCCGTGATTCTCGACGCCATCGCGCGCGGCGAGATCGCACCGCCTCCGCTGCTCGCGGGCGAGACAATGGTTCAAGCTCTGCGACGGGCAACCAAGGGCGAGTGGCGTTTCCCGGCGAAGCTTAGCATCGACGTGGGCCGCGAGTCGGCGGCGAACATGAACGAGAACCGGCAGGGCGCGAAGTCGCTGCAAGAGATCGCGGCCGAGGAAGGCACGGACGCTTTCTCGCGGCTGGAACAGATCGCAATCGAGGCCGGCTTCGTGAAGGAACTGGCGGTGAAATACGGCGTGCCAGAAACGGCGATTCGCCTCACCACGACCTCGCTTCCGAGCACGCCAGCGGCCGCAGCCGCAGCGGGCGACGCGGTGGGCGCAAGCGCAGCCGAGGCGCAGGCGGCGAGCGTCGCAGCGGCACCGGCCGCAATCGAGCCGGTCGAGCAGATCCAGAACGACGCGAACCTCGTGACGATCAACTTCGCCGACGGCTCTTACATTCCAACCGACGCGATGGCGGACAACGCACGGCGCGCGCTTGAGATCCGCGAGAAGAAGCCGATGTCACAGCGCGGCATGACGAGCGTCGGCATCGCTCGGGCGCGTGACCTGATCAACAAGCGGCCGATGAGTGAGGACACCGTTCGCCGCATGAAAGCCTTTTTCGACCGGCACGAAATCGACAAGCAGGGCGAGACGTGGGAGGAGCAGGGCAAGGGATACCAAGCTTGGATGGGCTGGGGTGGCGACGAGGGCTATTCGTGGAGCACGGCCATCGTCGAGCGACTCAACAAGCAGGTGGAGAAAAAAGACCTTTCAGTTGCGGCCGCAGAAGTGCAGCATCAGTTCGCGCGCAACACGCCGCTTGGTGCCGAGGACTGGCTCGACGCGGTGCAGAAATACCGAGCGAAGCAGATGACGACCATCGAGCAGACGAAGCAGAGCGTGCTTGAAAATCGGACCATTATCGAGCTGACGAAAAAGCAATACGAGCTGCCGACGCCTACCGCCGAAGAAACCCACGACGATTTCATGACGCGCTGCATGGCCGATCCGGTCAGCACCGCAGAATTTCCTGACGCTGAACAACGCACGGCGGTCTGCATGAGGCAGCACGAGGGCATGTTCGCCAAGGTCGGCGAGCGCGGCGCAATCGTCGCGTCGGACAAAGCGCCGAAGTCGGACACGCCTCGAGAAGATCCAAAGGGCGAAGGCAGCGCGAAGGGCGACGCAAGCGGCAAGCGTGGAGCCGAGGTCACCGCAGAGCAAGAGGCCACGCTGCAAAAGAAGGCCGACGAGTTTAACGCTAAGGACAGCAACACGCGCAACGGCCGAGCCACACCCGGCGCGCTCAAGTCGGTTTTCCAACGCGGTCTCGGTGCGTTCAACACCTCGAGTTCGCCGCGCGTAACCTCCGCCTCGCAGTGGGCGTTCGCCCGCGTCAACGCGTTCCTCTACCTACTGAAAAACGGACGCCCGGAGAATCCGAAATACACGACCGACAACGATCTTCTGCCAGAAAAGCACCCGAAGGCTGGGCAATAATTCCATGATCCATACCCAATCCGAAATTGATAATCTTGTTGAACTCGCGATCATCCAGCGCGCCGAGCTAAAGAAGCTCGTCGATTCTCTGCCACAACTCCGCGACCACCTCTCGTCCGAGATCGAGCGCAACCTCGAAGAGATCGAGCCGGCGATCCGCAGCGAGCTGGAGCAGCTCGTCATCGCCCGTGCACTCGACGCGCACGCGCAATCCAGCGCAGCGTTGACCGCGAAGGTGGACGAACTCGGGAAGGCTTTGGAAGTCACGACGGCGGCGCGTTACTCGGTTCTCATGGCTGAGCGCGAGCAGAACGCAACCTTGTTGGCGCAGGCCGAGGCACGCATCGCAGAGGCGGCGTCGGCTTTGCCGAGCGCGGTCAAGAGCATCGTCACCGACGAACTCTCGCGCTTTCCACGTGCCGGCGAGATCGATCAACTGCGGAAAGAATTTGCTGAGCCGAAAGGACTGAACCCGCGCGGGAAGTGGACGCCGGACGAAACGTATCAGCGCCTCGACCTCGTGACCGTGAATGGCGATTCATTCGTATCGAACATCGACGGAAACCGCGAGCGGCCGAGCCGGAGCGCGGTGGACTGGACCTTGAGCGCGGCACGCGGAAACAGTGGCGGCGGCGGTGGCGCGACCACATTGACTGATCTTGTGGCGGTGCCAAGCAACGGACAACTGCTCATCGGTAACGGCAGCGCGTTTGTAGAATCAACTCTCACCGCCGGAACAGGCATCGCCATTACAAACGGTGCTGGATCAATTACATTGAGCGCAACCGGCGGCGTGGCTTTTCAAGGTTCTTGGAACGCATCGACCAATACGCCGACGCTCGCGTCGTCGGTTGGCACGACCGGCCATTTCTACATTGTGAGTGTTGCCGGTTCAACGAATCTCGACGGCATCACCGACTGGGAAGTCGGCGACTGGGCGATCTTTGGCACGACGACATGGACTAAAGTCGATAACACCGACAAGGTTTCGAGTGTGTTCGGGCGCGTTGGTTCCGTCGTTGGCGTTTCCACGGATTACAGCGCGGTCGGCATTACCAACACGGCGCTCGGCGCGAGCAATCCTTCGACGGTTGCGGCGACTACGATCAGCGCAACGTCAACAATTTCAGCAACGGGCGCAGTGACCGGGTCGAATCTTAGCGGCACGAATACCGGAGACCAGACGATCACTCTCACCGGAGACGTGACCGGCAGCGGCACCGGCAGTTTTGCAACTGCAATCGCGGCGGGCGTCATCGTAAACGCGGACGTGAACGCGAGCGCGGCCATCGCTTACTCAAAGCTCAATCTAGCGACGAGCATTGTGAACGCTGACATCAGCGCATCGGCCGCAATCGTGGACACCAAGCTCGCGACGATCTCGACCGCATCGAAGGTCTCGAACAGCGCGACCACCGCGACCTCGGCAAACACCGCGTCGGCTATCGTCGCACGCGACGCGAGCGGCAACTTTACCGCCGGCACCATCACGGCGAATCTCACCGGCAACGTCAGCGGATCTTCTGGCAGCACGACCGGCAACGCGGCCACGGCGACGGCTCTGGCGACCGGGCGCACGATTGCCATCACCGGCGATCTTGCCTACACCTCGCCGAGCTTCGACGGCACCGGCAACGTCACGGCGGCGGGCACGCTCGCGACCGTGGCAACCGCAGGATCGACGGGCAGCTCTACCGCGATTCCGATCGTCACGATCAACGCCAAAGGCTTGACGACTTCGATCAGCACGGCGGCGGTCGTGGCACCGGCTGGCACGCTCTCGGGCAACACGCTCGCATCTGGCGTCACCGCTTCCTCGCTCACCTCGCTCGGGACGATTGCGAGTCTCACCGTAACGGGCGGCACGATCTCGACCACGCCGAGCGCTTCGACCGACATCGCGAACAAGCTCTACGTCGATACCGTCGCGCAAGGTCTCGACGCGAAAGCCTCGTGCGTCGCAGCGACCACGGCGAACATCACGCTGAGCGGGACGCAGACCGTCGATGGCATTGTGCTGATCGCTTCGGATCGCGTGCTGGTGAAGAACCAGACGCTGAGCCAGAACAACGGCATCTATCTCTGCGCATCGGGCGCGTGGACGCGCACGACCGACGCTGACACGTGGGACGAGCTGACCTCGGCTTTCACCTTCATCGAGCAGGGCACGACGAACGCCGATTGCGGTTTCGTCTGCACAGCGAACGCCGGCGGCACCCTCGGCACGACCGCTCTGCCGTGGTCGCAGTTCTCGGGCGCAGGCACGTTTACGGCCGGCACTGGGCTGACGCTCACGGGATCGGTCTTTTCGCTCACCACACCGGTCTCGGTCGCAAACGGCGGCACCGGTCTGACGAGTCTCGGCTCTGGCGTTGCGACGTTCCTTGGGACGCCATCGAGTGCAAATCTCGCGGCGGCGGTGACGGATGAGACCGGATCGGGCGCGCTGGTGTTCGCTTCGAGTCCGAGTCTCACGACGCCAAATCTGGGAACACCATCGGCGGTAGTGCTGAGTAGCGCCACCGGACTACCTCTGACCACCGGCGTCACCGGAACGCTGCCAGTCGCGAACGGCGGCACGGGCGTAACAACCTCGACGGGCACAACCAACGTAGTGCTCAGCAACAGCCCAACCCTCGTCACGCCAATCCTTGGCACGCCTCAGAGCGGCACCCTTACGAGCTGCACGGGTCTGCCTCTCACGACGGGCGTCACCGGCATTTTGCCAGCGGCCAACGGCGGAACGGGCGTCGCAAATTCGAGCACGATGACGCTTGCCGGCAACGTCACGCACGCGGGCGCGTTTACGCAGAGCTTCACCGCGACCGGCAACACGGCGCTGACGCTTCCCACCACCGGCACGCTGGCAACGCTGGCGGGCACGGAGGCGCTGAGCAACAAGACGATCACGGCTTCCGCATTTAACGGCACGGTGGGAGCCACGACGCCGAGCACGGTGGCGGCGACAACGGTGGCGGCGAGCAGCACCATCAGCACTTCGGGAATCATAGGAAATCTCAGTGACACTGGCTTCGCTCAATACCGCTCAGGAGTCGGCGCTCAATTGTTGTTGTTCGGTTCAACACACGGCAGTCTGCCGGGACAAGCGTATCTCGACGGCGACACTATCAATTTTCGCAATGTGGCAGGTACGCCGCGAGGCACCATCACCTCCACCGGCCTAAACTCCACGGCCATCGGAGCGACAACACCGTCCAGTGGGGCTTTCACAACGGTGTCGGCTACGGGAGTTGCTTCCTTCCTTGGTCTAAAAGCTCAAAAAGCCACCGCAACATCTGGGTTTGTATCTGTTATAGACGAAGGCGCAAATGTGTATAATGTTTTAGGCTCTCGCAACAATGCTGACAGTGCTTATCTGCCATTAGTTATCCGTGGCACTACGGTGACGCTTGGTGCAACGTCAGACATTGTTGCCGTAAGTTCCACCGGCCTCGCCGTGACTGGGGCGTTGAGCGCGACGACAAATATTAAAACTACTGGTTCTCAAAGCGTGCTTGGCTGGAATAGTCCCGGTTGGTCAGGAGGATTAGAAGCCACTATGGTCTGCAATGTAAACGTAGGTATGACCGGAAGTGGAGATTTTATTGGTCATTACGTTCCATCAGGAAAGGGTTGGACGTGGGTTTATGGTGCAAACGCGCAAGCGATGAACCTGACCGCCACCGGCTTGGCAGTGACCGGGATATCTGGCGCGACAAGCACCGTGTACAGCGGAAGCAGTTCAGTAAATGTGACAGTAGGCTCAACGGATGGCGCGCTCCTTGGGAATGATGGATATGTGGTGGCAAGCAATAACGGTAATCCACCGTTGCAACTTCGTCGCAGAACTTCGGACGGCACTATTGCGCTTTTCTACCGCGACACCACAAACGTCGGCAATATCAGCGTCACGACTACTGCCACTACATTTAACAGCCTCTCAGACTATCGCCGCAAATCCAACGTCCAAGACCTCACTGGCAGCGGTGCGTTTATCGACGCTCTAAAACCGCGCTCTTTTAATTGGGACACCGGTGCCGCTGCTGTTGGATTTATTGCACACGAATTTGCCGAGGTTAGTCCTTCCTCTGTTACTGGTGAAAAGGATGCCGTCGATACGGATGGGAAGCCGGTCTATCAGTCGATGCAGGCCAGCTCCACTGAAGTCATCGCCAACCTTGTTGCCGAACTCCAATCCGTCCGCGCCCGCCTTGCCGCTTTAGAATCCAAATAACATGACCACCGAACAAGCACTCCAGAACCTATACGCAGCCGCCCGCCTTGCCCCGTTAAAGGCCGACGATCACGATCTCATCCGCAAGTGCGCGGAAGCCATTGCCGAGGCTTTAAAGCCTAAGGAACCGAAAGCCGAGTAACATGGCCGGAACCTCCGACACCAATTGGCGCAGCTACGTTGGTCCGAAGGACAACGGGCTGACGGTGAACGCGGCTGAGTGGCAGGCTCCGCTCGATCCCGAAAACTACGACGATCTCGTAAAGGGATCGCACGTGGAAAACCTATGCGTGTCGGGTCTCACCATTCCAGCCAGCCGGGAGGACTCGATAGACTTCGTGCGCGGCAACGATTATGTCGTCCAGCATTGCATCGTTCAAGGGTCGATTACCGCCAAAGGCTCAATCGACGGGCTATCGCTCTACGGGTGCTCCATCAGCGGCACGATTGAGTTGGGGCAATACGACAACTACTGGAGCCGAGGCCGCGCTCCTACGCGCAACGTGTCTATTCTCGACTGCACCTCACCAGACGGGTCGCCGATTAGGGTAAAGGTTTGGGATGCCGAGATGCCGTTTGTCCGAAATACGAACGTGAAAATAACCAAAGTGCCGAAATGGATTTGGCTTCCCTACTTCCTTTTCCGCCGTTTGACGAATCCGAAGAGGGTATAACCTATGTTTCCTCTCGCTGAAATTCTAGGCATCGGAACGAAGCTGATCGACAAACTGATTCCGGACCCGGAAGCGAAGGCCAAGGCGCAGCTGGAACTCGCGGCGCTCGCGCAGTCCGGCGAGCTGGCGAAGATGAACGCGGATCTTGAGGCCTACAAGACCGAGCAGAGCAACCTCACCGAGCGTCTCAAGGCGGACATGTCGTCGGATTCGTGGATGTCGAAGAACGTCAGGCCGCTGACGCTCGCGGCGATTCTTGTCGGCTACTTCACCTTTGCAATGATGTCAGCCTTCGGACACAACGCGAATGAGAGCTACGTCGCTCTGCTCGGTCAGTGGGGCATGCTTATCATGAGCTTTTACTTCGGCGGCAGGACGCTTGAAAAAATCATGGAGATGCGCAAAAAATGAATCCGAACCAAGCCAAAGACCTTGCCACCGCTGCGACTCCGGTCGTCGCGTGGACCTCACTCTCGCAGGTCAACGACCTCGCCGCGCTGATCGGGACGCTCCTCGGCATCGCGTTTTTGCTTTGGCGTTGGCATCGCGAGGCGAACAAAGAACCGTGATTTGACGCCCATCGCAGTTGCGATGGATCAAGTCATAACCTTCTCAGCCTCCGCCGGCGTCATCGATGCCGAAGCCGGTATCATTCGCGGCGTCTCGCTGATCACCAAAGGACCGGCGCTGGGCCACGGCGTGATGATTGACGACAAGACGCTGGAACAGGTGAAAGCGGCCGCAGAAGAATACACCGGCGGGCTTAAAGTCGTTTTGAATCACAGCGGCGGCGCAGGAGACATCGTCGGATTTATCGACACGATGCGCATCAGCGGCGACAAACTTCTTGGCGATCTGCACTTGCTCAAGACTTCGCCGCATCGGGAATACCTTCTGGAGATTGCCGAGCGCATCCCAGACACGTTCGGGCTTTCAATCGCGTTCTCCGGTCCGTCCGAGAAGAGCGCCGATAAGCTCACCACTTTGCAACGGTGCTCAGAGATCTTCAGCGTGGATATTGTGGCGACTCCTGCCGCAAATCCTAGCGGATTTTTTGCGCGCAAACTCAAGCAACTTGAGAGCGATGACAGCGAGTATCCGGAAGCAGAAATTAAAATCGACATTCCTATGGACGACAAAATGAAAGAAACCATCGAAGGCATGATTCAGTCTGCCATGATGAGCATGAACGAAAAAGTCGCGAAGCTCGAAGCAGCTCTCGCTCCGAAAGAAGACAAGCCTGCCGCCATGAGCGCGCAGAACGAAGTCGTGCAGCTCGCCGCTAACACCGCCGCGCTCGCCGCCGTCAAAGAATTTGCCAAATCGTTCGGTGCGCCAGCCGCTCCGATTGCCTCGGCCGAAGCAGTCAAACCAGTCGCAAAGGTCGAGAAGTTCGAGGACGTCGTTGCAGCTAAAGCCACCGAGCTAAAGGGCAACAAATCCGAGGCCATCACCTTCGCGATCAAAAACCATGCTGACCTCTACGCCGCCTATCGTGCGCGCGTGCAAGGCGGCGAAATCGTTAAACTTTAATACCCAACTACCATGGCAACTTCATTCCAAAACAGCGGCACATTTGTCGCAAACTCGGCTATCACCGCGTTTCGCCTCGTGTCCATTTCCAGCAATCTCGGCGTCGGTCTTTCCGCCACCGCTTCCCTTCCTGACGGCGTGGCAACGATTGACGCTGCGAGCGGCGATCTCGTCACCGTTCAGTTCCTCGGTGGCAACACGGTCAAGGCTACCCTGCTCGCAGGGCCCGTCACCGTCGGTAACACCTTGTTCTCAACCGCCAACGGGACCGTGGCGATTACAGGTTCCGTGACGGTGGGCAAATCGCTTTCTACCGCATCTGACGCTTCGGCGATCATCGAAATGATTCCGAAGAATCTCTAACCCTAAAAAAATCTTACCATGTATACAAATTCAGCAGCAATTTTCCGTGGCGACATCGCCGGCGTAGTTGAACAAGCGAAAGACTTTGAGGCCGGTTTGATCGGTACTGCCGTCATGCCAATCCTCGACGTGCCCGTGCGCGCCGGCCAATATCCTTCTTTCGTTTTGAAAGAGGGCCAGCTCCTCAAGAGCGACGTTAAGAACCGCGCGCCTTACAGCGCTTTCGCTCGCGGCACTCGCGCTTTTACCCAAGAAAACTACCTAGCTTTAGAATACGGATATGAGGAAAGTGTAGACGATACAGTGGGTTACGATGTGGCGCGTTTTTTCGACGCGGAGACGATGGCCGCCAAGCTCGCCAAGCGGAAATTGCTCCTCGCTCACGAGCTTCGCGTCGCTGCGAAACTCTTCGACAATACGGTCTTCACGGCCACGGCCTCCGGCACTGCTTACACGACTGCCAATCTGGCTACGTTCGATGTGGGCGCTGACGTGCAGGAGGCCATTGACCGTCTTCTCTCGAAGGGCGAGAGCGTGACGAACTTGTCTGTTATCATTCCGTATCCCGTGTGGACCCGAATCCGTGCGAGCACCAAATTCCAGAACCGCCTACGCGGCGCTGGCATTTCGTCCGACACGATCCTCAACGCTTCGACGCAAGCTGCGGCTGAGGTGTTTGGCGTGGCTTCCGTCCAGATTGGCAGAGCGTCATACGACACCGCCCCAGAAGGCGTGGCGTTTGCTGCCGGTAATGTCTGGGCCAACACCTTCATCTGGGTCGGCTCGGTCACGCAGGCTTCGGCCGGCTATTTTGGAGGCGGCGCAGCCTTCACATTGTCTTGGGCTGAGTACGGACCGGCAGTCGGCGTCTCGACCTATCGCGAAGAAGCGATCAAGTCGAACATCGTCCGCGCCTCGCAATACACCGCCGAGAAGGTGGTCAATGCGAACGCAGGTCAGCTGATCACGACCCAATACGCTTAATGTGAATTAGGTTTTACAACAGCCTCACGCTTCACGGCGTGGGGCTTTTTGTTTTGACCGGTCCGAGCGATCAGTAAGACCTGACGCACACACAACGACGAACATGATACTTTCCCTTTGCGTTATCGCAGGCAACGAGGCGGCACAAATCGGCGCGATGCTCGACAGCTTCGACGGCGTGATTGACGAGGTGTCGCTCGTCCGCGCCATCGGATCTCAGCAACCGGACGCGACCGAGCAGATCGTGCGCGACTGGTGCACCAACAAATCGGTCGGCTTTATCTTCTCCGAATACAAGAACGGCGCGACGGCGCAGGCGTGGAAGCACGTCGATTCGTTCGGACGTGCGCGCAACCAATCGTTCGCGCAGGCGTGCGGCGACTGGCTGATCTGGGCGGACTGCGACGACGTGATTGCTGACGCCGAGAAACTCCGCGACAGGCTCGCGGATCTCTCGGACGACGTGCTGATGGTTCGCTGCCCTTACGACGTGCGCGGGACCGGGAAGAAGCTGCATCGCGAACGGATCGTTCGGCGCAGCGCATTTGCGAGCGGGCGCGTCTGGCATCACGACGTGCACGAGAATCTGCTCCTACTTCCGAACGACCGGCACTTCGATTGGGCGACGCCGGTCTGGCACCACCAGCCGATTTTGATAAAACAAGACAACCGCAAGCGCAACTTGGCGATCCTCGGGCGCAGCGTTGCCGAGTCAGCTACTCAGTATTTTTACATCTGCCAAGAGCACTACTGCGCTGGAAACAAGACGGCCGCAGAGCAGTTCGGCCGGATCGCGCTCAGCTTTCCGAACCTCGACGATTCGTTCAGATACGAGGTCCAGCTCAACCTTGCGCGGCTTGTGGCTTCCCGGCGCGAGGCGATGCAGTTCGCGATGTCGGCTCACGGCGTTTTCCCTTGGTGCCGCGAGGCCATCGCCTCGATCATTCTGCTCTCATTCGAGCGCAACGACGGCAAACGCGCGAGCTTCTGGGCTTCGCGGATGCTGACTTTGCCAGAGCCAAATCAGAAAGACCGGCCGTGGACTCACGAGGTCAAATGGTATGGCTGGGCCGGGCACGACCTTGCGGCACGTGCGTTCCGTCTTGCCGACCAACTGGACGACGCGGCGGCGATGCAGCTCGTGTTCCACAAGCACACCGCACCGAAGATCCGGCTCACGCAAAAGACGCTCGGCAACTCGACGAAGTCGGTTTCCTTTCGCGAGGCTTGGCTCTCGACGGCAGCGCAGCCGGAGCGGATCGAGCACCGTTTCCTCGTGCGCGCCGACGACGCCGAGACTATGGGCATGGCGAAGCAGTTCCTGCACGACGTAGACGAGCCAAGCGCAGCCGAACCGGGCGTGATACAGGTCAACGCCGAGGACGGCATGGTGGCACCGCACGGCTGGGACGAACGCATCTTGGCGAGCGGCTGCACGCTGATCGACGCCGAGAACATCGAGAAGATTCTAGGCGCCAAAAAGCCATGAGCGAGCAGCCAGCCATCGTCATTTGCACGACCAACGCGCGATGCCTTGAGGTCATGCTCGCGTCGATCAAAGCCTACGTGCCGGCCGACGTCGAAAAGCACGTGCACTACAAGGTCGGCGCGACGTTCGGCGAGGCTTACAACTTCGGGATGCGCGACGCGTTCGCGCGCCACGAGGAGCTGGTCATTTGCAACGACGACATCGTGTTCACGCCGGCGACTTGGCGCACGCTTCTGGCCGACGTTGCGCTGCTCAAAGAGGCCGTCGCCGATCTAGGCTACGTCGCAGCGCGCTCGGACTACGCACGCGGCGCACAGAACATCCGCTGCGGCACCGGGCGCTTGGACTTCCTGCGATTCCAGTCAGAGCGCAGCATCATTGAGACGCCGGTCATCGCGCCGATTTGCGCGTGGATTCATCGCAACTCATGGGTCGATTTTCCGCCCATCAACTGGTTCAGCGACGACGTGCAATGCGCAGACATGA